TTTCTTTATGGCTCCCTCGCGGGTCCATGGACAAGAGGATCATTGTTAAATCCTCCCTCCAGAATTGACTTGGTTAAGGTCCCCACCTTATGAGAGGTCTACTATAAGACATCATAAAGATCACACCTTAACATGGTAATCTCATCAGTTTACGTCTGAGTGACGTTTAGATGCAGCTCTTGCCACATTTAGTACCAAGTATCAGTTTTTAAGAACCGATATTCCCGTTCAAAAAGTAATTTGATATCGAGCAACGCTCGACCAAATTGCATAGTCCGGGCTTTCGAAATGATCAAATCATGATCAGTTGAAAGTTGGTTAGCCAATTTACGACCGAGAGTAGAGTAGAGAAAGATCATTCTTTCTGCTTCTCTATCCCGATCTAGAAGCTTCGCTGGATCCAATAAAGTTATTGTTTCCAATTGCGAATTAAGATCGGTCGTATAACCCATTGCTTTATTCTGAGCGTGATAAAAGTTTACACTTTTATATACAGCCCAGGTCAATGGGTGTTTAGATATATCTACATTTGTAGATTCTAAACGTGAATGCTCTGTAGCAGACACATAAGCCTCTTTAAATTCACTATAGAACTTAGAAAGTTTCTTAAGTGCTGCCATAGCCATTCCATTCACAACCCCAGATGAAGTTCTTATCCATTCTTTGATAAGAGTTGCCTCATTTGACGGTATTATATACTCATTGGCTTTCGTCGCGTTAGCGAAGAATGTTCGAGTAAGTTCATAGTCAAACTGATTAAGATTTCGGAGCACCAAATTAAGGTGACCAAATTCTCTAGTCCAACGTTTGATTTCTTTTGCGGAATATGCAAGTGGAATTTTATAAAAACCACTTAAGGATCGATGTGATCCTATATCCCAGAATTCATAGAACCCACCGGACTCAACAGTCATTTTTGGTCTTCTCAATGAGGAGATTAACGATACTGTTAAACCAATAGAGTTTATAGTTGATCTTGGCCCCCGCCCTACCTTATAAAGGTCATAAACTGACTGATATAAGAGTTTGGGATTGGACCAGTTGCTGACAAAACCAGAGATTGGAATCGGGGATATCTCTATCCCTTTATGAAACCATCTCTTAGCGAACTCATAAGTATCAAAACTTACATGAGATTTCGTTTTGGAGATTTTCACTCCAAGGCTTTCAATGATTGCAAGATACCTCTCTGCAACCTGGGTATGATATATTACTATATCATCACCTAATAGGATGTAATCTTTGAAGGGATAAACCCCTTCAAGATAAGCAGCATATTGAACCACCATATGGTGCGACAATGTAAATACTGCCCAAGAAGATCTAGCTCCCATTGGCTGTCCCACAGAGTACTTAAGTAATTTAGGTACAGAGTGAGAGCCCTCCGGGATCCAAGCCAAGAAAGGCTCGGAAACCATCAGTGATTTCCAGGCAGCGGCATATGCCGGACCTGCAATTTCAGTTATCAACTGTTGTTGTAATTGAACTGGAAATCGATCAGTAGCTGAGTCAAGATCAAATGAATGAAATTTCATTCCATGACACCCTTCCATGTTGATGTAAGGGTCCTGAGTATATGTTCGATCATTAGGAATTTTTCTTAATGTATCAAAACAGAACTGCGAAAAGGGTTGAAAAGCAAATTGTGATATATAATCATAAGATGCTACAATTCTATGTTTCGCCTCCGGATCGTAAACTGAGATAAATCTTCGATTTCTCAGCTCAACTGGAGCAGCGCCACTAACTTGCTTAAAGGCATGGGATCCTGGTTTTCTAGCATTTAATGTTAGAGAAACTGAGGATTTTAGGTCTTTAACCCAAGCCATAAATCGGTCCCCTCCTATCTGGGCTAGACCCCACAAGTTCACACCTGTGAAGTTTGCAGCTGCAAGAGCAGCTGATAGGATTGCCGGACCACCCGCTGGCCCTGCTTTCATAGAAAGGAAGGAGCTAGAAGGTTTAGGACGATCTAAAAGAGGATTGAAGTGACCAGTAAAATCTCTAACAAAGAGTTCTACAAAATCATTATCAATTGTCTTGACACTTCCAGTAAAAGGAGCAGTTATAGATGAATAATCTGCTGCTACCGGACATGGAAAAGATCGGGATACTCCCAAAAGCGTGAGAACAAATCTCATCTGTTGAGGATCCTTGCTATCTATAAAATCCTTTAAGGGTAATATAGTTTTAGCAAAACCATCTTTTGTCACCCCGACCATTACATCATTAACCAATAAAGGTTGTTGACATATGTATCGAGTGGTTGTCAAACGAATTATTTTAATTCGCTTGATGGTCGTTAGGACCCCAGAAGTTATTATCCATAAACGGATCTTAATGATCCACCATGATATAATAGCCCCTGAGATTTCACGAGGTATACTTGGATACCAATGTCGAGCAATCCATCTAAGGATTATATCGATATTAGTAAACATAATTATTTAAAATAATAAGGATGTTACATTTATACCAGGAGATAAATCTTCTTGCACAAATGCTTCAAGGTTAACTCCTCAATCCATGAGGAAACCAAGCATCAAAAGGCTACATTCGCCTTCTGGGTTATTTGATGAATTAAACCTCGTCAGATGACTCAGTTTTAGAAGAAG